GACAAAGACCAACATGGTTGTCTGATATGTTAAACCAAGCGAAAGACTCATGCCATGCCATTGTATAGCTTTTTAAATACTGAAACTGATGAACAATTTGATTCGTTTATGAGCATTGCTGTTCGTGAAGATTATCTAATTGAAAATCCAAAAATCCAACCTGTAATCACCTCTGCATCAATTGTCAGCGGTGTTTCTATTACTGGTAAAGTTCCTGATGGCTTTAAAGAAGTCTTATCTAAGATTTCAGAATCTCATAAATCTAGTGAAGTGGCAAATAGACACGGTAAAAAATCATCAAAGGAAATAAAAACAAAACAACTCGTTGATAAACACATTAGTAAGTGATATGAATTATATTTGTCATGGCAACTTTAATAAAGGATATTCTATGGCTAAAACAAAATTTATTACAAAAAAGTCAGCCTTGCTGCATCAATATTTTGGTAAAACAACTGCTACATCAAAAAAGAATACTGCAAAAGAATTAAATGATATGGTTACACATAAAGAACCAGAACCGCAGACCACACAAACAATCCCACCACGAATAAGTTAGAATGAATTTTAATCACATTAAATTGAAAGAGTTGGATTTTGATCTGCAAGCTACAACTACTGAAAGAGGCCGAGAGTATTTGACACCAAGAGGCCATTCTTATCCTTCTGTCACTACAGTATTGTCTGAGTATAATAAAAAGGCCTTATTTGAATGGCGTGAAAGAGTTGGCGCTGAAGAGGCGAATAAGATTGCAGCCAAAGCTTCAAGTCGTGGCACCAAATTGCATACTGTTTGTGAGAAATATTTGCTCAATGAGATGACGGGTTTGAAAATGCAAACAATGATGCCTGATACTAAGGAATTGTTTATATCACTTAAACCACATATCGATGAGAATATTGGTAATGTGTATTCGATTGAACAGGCTCTTTATTCAAGCCGATTGCGTTTAGCTGGCCGAGTTGATTGTATTGCCGAATGGAATGGTCAATTATCAATAATTGACTTCAAAACTTCCACAAGGCCAAAAACTGAAGATGGTATTTTGAATTACTTTATGCAATGTACCGCATATGCTGAAATGTTTGAGGAGATCACACATTTACCAATCAATCAATTGGTGGTTGCTATTGCTGTTGCAGATGGATCAAATCAGTTTTTTGTTAGAGAGAAAACACAACATTACATAGATTCTTTAGATTTATATATCGGCAAGTATTGGAAAAAGCGGTTGACAAACTAAATAAAGTATGTTATAATGTGAGTTATTGCTGTATGAAGCAAAGAGAAAAGTGTTCTGGAAGCGGGTGCGAATCCCGCCAGGTCCACCAAAAGGAGATTGTATGGATAGTGAATATCTATATCAAATCGTATGCGGAGTTCTATCTATCGTACTGATAGTGGTATTCTGTGTAGTCCTTTTTTGATGGGTCAGCCAGGTTCACCAGAAGTATATTAGCAAGCAATTAGATCCCAGAAATGGATAATGTTCTAGGCGAGCAGTTAGTGTGCTTCTGAGGGGCCTGAAATAGATTCGACAGGGCAAAGAGTAACAGAGTGGACAGCACAGTAGGCGATGACTGTAAATCAAGCAAAAAAAATAAAAGCAAACGAAGATCGCTTTTTGATGGCTGCGTAAGCACCATCGGAGTTTTGCAAGTTGGACTTAGCAACAGAATCAACTTGCTTTATTATTATAGGTGAAATATGACAATTACACGCCAAGAAGGCTTTATAGAAAAAGGTTGGGGTTCTGAATTAATTTGGGCCACCAATGATAAGTACTGCGGTAAATTATTAAGATTCAAAAAAGATTCTAAATTTAGTATGCACTTTCATTCCGTTAAAGATGAGACATGGTATGTTTTATCTGGAAAGTTTGAAGTGAAGTATATCATGACACAAAATGCTGCGGTTAATTCCCAGATTTTAGAAGTTGGTTCCATCTGGCGCAATGAACCGCTTGAACCACACCAAGTTATATGCCTTGAAGAAGGTACAATCATTGAAGTAAGCACACCTGATTCCGTTGAAGATAATTATCGGGTATTTCCAGGAGATAGTCAAAAATGAACGATGAAAAATTAGATGGTAAATCAACAATTGAATTGGACCTTGAGAGAGAAGAATTATTTGATTTGATGATGCAGGCCCATGAACGGGATATAACATTAAATCAATTTATTGAAAATATTCTTAGAGACCTTGTCGATAAAATAAAAGTTGAAAGTTTAAATGAAAATATATCTCAATAAGTACCGATATCACTGGCTGTCACCATATCACATCCTAAAGTTTGTTTGTTTTTGGGAGAAAGATGATAGCATATTCTACAACCATGAAGAAAAACCTGGTAACAAATATGACAAATGGGTTAATCGTTTAGACCCTATCTGTAAAGCTTTTGAAAAGGTTTTGGATGTAATTCATCCGAAGATTGATTATGTGAAGATTGATTCTTGGGATACTTGGTCAATGGATCATACTCTTGGAAAAATTGTTTTACCTATGTTGAAACAATTGCAAATAAAGAAACATGGTGCACCAAGTGTCGATGATGATGATGTGCCAGAAGAATTAAAATCTACCTCAGCGCCAACAAAAGAAAATGAATGGGCCACAGATGATAACTGGTTCAAACGATGGGACTGGGTTATGGCTGAAATGATTTTTGCATTTGAACATCATCTAGATGACAAGTGGCAAGAAGCATATCGTTCAGGTGTAATTGACTTTAAATCGGTTGCTTGTGAGTGGGATGAAAATGGCAAAGCGAAAATGTACAAATCTGAAAAAGGCCCAAAAGATACCTACAAATGTGACTATGAAGGCATGAAAATTATTGAAGATAGAATTGGAAATGGATTCTGTTTATTTGGTAAGTATTATCGGAATCTTTGGGATTAAAGTTACTAAATAGAATACCAGCAACACACAAAACGCTGGTATTTTACACAACACACAGGAGAAATATATGGCTAATTTAACGCCGTTTGAAATTAGGTTGGAATTATTGAAAATGTCAAGAGACATGTTATATGATGAATACCATGCCAACCGAGCTCGCATTACTGACAACTGGTCAATGCAATGCGAATCAGCTAGGAATAAAGGTGAAACACCACCTGAACATCCTGGACTTCCACAAATCCCCTCTGAAGTAGATATCATAACCAAGGCTCAAACCTTAAATGGTTTTGTATCTAATATTACTCAAGAACCTAACAAGGTTGTGATTAAGAAAACTTCTTAATTGAGGATGAGGGACTTCGGTCCCTCCAAACACACACAAGGAAAACATGAATAGTAAACCTATTTTATTAAGTTTATTTTTTGCGACAATCATCCTAACATTGTCGATGATAAACATCAATATAAACATATTACCATTCAAAGCAAATTTTAATTCACTTACAGCGGATGCTAAAAAACAAGTAACCTGTTTGGCTGAAAATATTTACTTTGAAGCTGGCCATGAACCACATGAAGGCAAGAAAGCCGTAGCATTTGTAACATTAAATCGTTTACAGACTGGCAATTATGCCAATTCTATATGTGAGGTTGTTCAACAAAAAACTGGCAGTGTTTGTCAATTTTCATGGTATTGTGATCACACATTTACCTCAAAGCGCTTGACAATCAAGGGTACTCCGTTGTATAATGAGATATTGGAAATTTCAACAAACATATTTTTAAATTTTGAAAGAATGCAAGATGTGACAAATGGCGCAACCTATTACCATGCTGATTATGTGAGTCCTGGATGGACAAAACTTAAAAAGGAGAAGCAAATTGGCCGGCATATTTTCTACAAAAGCAAGGGAGATAAAATTGACAGAAACAAAGGAATTATCTAAAATGAATAAAGATTTGATTACGATATCTGTATCGGTAATAATCATGGTATGTACCGCAACCGTTGGTTATATCGTGTATAATATCAATGATAGAAACAACATGGCGAGAAACATTGAGGCAGCAATTACCAAAGGTGTTGATCCGCTATCTGTAAAGTGTGCATATGAAACGAATGTGAATTCAGTTTGTATTGCCTATTCGCTTGGCAAAAAATAAATTAAGGAAATATATTATGGCTATTCAGCAAATGAGTGTTAATCTACTATCAAACCCAGCAGACCGTGAGAAGTTGTTGAAGGTTATCCGTGAGTGTTCAGATGCAATGATTCGTGCAGCTGCGGAAAAAGATTTTATCAAAGAAGCAACTACTGATATCAGTAAACAGTTACAGTTACCTAAGAAAATTGTGCAAAGAATGGTTAAGGTTTACTTTAAACAAAACTATGATGAAGAAGTAGCTGTACATGACCAATTTGAAACTTTATATGAAACGGTGGTGAAATAATGCCTAAATTTACTTTAACATGTGAGCATGATGGTCCTGTTGGATCAACAAATACTTTGGAGTTTGAAGCTGACTATCTACCAACGGTGCTTGAACACTTTAGACAATTCTTAAAGGGTTGTTCATTTGAGTTTGACGGTGAGTTGGAAATTGTCGATGTTGATTACAGCTACAAAGAACCAGAACCCGATTATGATGATGAATATGAAGAAGACTCGGATGTTGGTGAACAAGTGTTTGATACTATGGTTTCATCATTATCTGGTCAACCGCAAAGTGTAAACAATAATGACCATTATTATCCAAGCACAACTTATTCGTCAAAGATCGTATCACCTAATCCAGAAATATGTTCAGTATGTGGTCTCTCAAAGAAAATCATGGAAAGAAATCCTTGCTATGATCCAAAATGTGGACTTTTTAAATAATGCCAACAAGAGATGAGATGGCTAAGTTTGCTAAATCAATTGATTCTATAGTGTCTAGAACATCATATAATTATATTGAAGCTATACTTGAGCATTGTCGTGAAACTGGTCTTGAAATTGAGATTGCAGCTACTCTTATAAATGCAAACCTCAAATCTAAGATTGAAAGTGATGCAATGGATAATAATATGTTAAAAGAAAAAGGTTCTAGATTACCAATATGACAGGTTACGAAACCTTTGGTTTATATCAGGCACTTAAATTACACTTTACGCAAGAATCTTATGATTATTTCAAATACAATGGTAAAACCAATGTGAGTATAACAACTTTTGATAATCGTAAAGACAAGTACCATTTCCATAAACTATCTCGTAGACTTTCACAGAAAGATTC